TTACCTCTAATACCTATTATATCGCCTTTATAACAATGTTTTATATTCTCAATAATTGTTCTATATATTTTAGCACTAATTATATCATTTTCATATATACCATCTTCGTTTTTATAACTTCTAGGTACCATCATTTTTATATATGTATCTTTATCAACTTTAAAGCTTTCTATAAATCTACCACATATTATTAATTGGTTCAACATCTCTTATTCCTCCTCTTTTTTATCTTTTAATTTTTTTTCTAATATTGTGTATCTTCTTTTTAAGTTAGCCATTTCTTGTTTGACTTCTTTTTCTTCATCTACTGTTAATCGTCTTTCTTCTAATACTTTTCTTAATATAAATATTTCTTGTTCAATATCACCTAATTCTCTCATTTTAACACCTCCTAACTATTAATCTAAATTTGATGATAACTTAACTCTGCAAGGATAACCAAATTCTTCTTCATAATTTTTTGCTCTTTCCTCACTTGTATAGATGTCTTCTGCATAAACTGTTCCAATAAACTTATAATCACTTGCACGATTGCTTGTTATTCCAATATAAGTTCTTAATTTATATTCTCTATCTTCATACTCAATAATTGCACCATCATAACTTTTTAACATATTATAAATCTTTTCTTTTACTTCTTTTGGCAACAATTCAATTTCTTCTTTACTTAATCTTTTCATTTTAACACCTCCCTTATACTACTACCATATATTCTCTTAAGTACCATTTACTATAATGTTTGAAATAATCTTCTGCAAATCTTTTTGCTTGGTGGTACTTTACTGCGTAACTATCATCTATATTTTCTGTCCATTCCATTTGTCTACCATTAGTTCCACATTTTAAGTAGATTTCTTTACCACCTTTACCCTTTGTGGCTATTACCCATAATTTTACTTTCATTTTTCATTACCTCCTTTTGTCTACTTGTGTCTATTATAACACAAAGTAATGAAAAAGTAAATCTTTTTTTTATTTATTGCAAAAATTTTTTTCAAATTATAACACAAAAAAAACACCCATTTAAGGGTGCTAGGGAGCAATGTGTAGATTATCGCATATATGAAAAAAACAAAAAACAAAAATAATAAACTAAGGGTTTGGCATATACCTAAAGAAATTATTACTCCCTAAATACAATATACTTTATTTTTTTAATTATGTAAATACTATTTCTTCACTTTTCTCTTTATTATTTCTTTTTTTAATTCTACACAGCTTTTGTTTTTTAATTTTTCATTATATTCTATTACATAATTATAGAATTGTCTTACAGAACTTATTTTTTTATATAATCTTTCTTCTTTTCCTTCTACTGTGTTTATAATAAATCTACCACCTATTTTATTTGTCATATAGGTACTTAATGTATCTATTATATCTGCTTCATCTTCACTATTATCCAATATACTACCTACTTCACTATATAACCTATAAAACACTATATCACTTCTTTCTATCTTACTATTGCATCTTTATCACAATATACAATATGTGGGTTAAATGTTTCTCCATATATCTTATATCTATTACCTACTTCTCCTTGTACTGTAACTTTTCTATCAGCTTGACATCCATTAGGATATTTATTACCATTTTCATCATATAAAGCACTACCTTTTCTTATAATAGCTGGAAAAGGATAACCGCTACCTTTTTTTGTTACATTACCTTTATCTACATAAACTATATGTGGGTTAAAAGTTGAGCCATATACTTTATATCTTCCATTTAATTCTCCTTGTACTGTTACATCTCTATCACAAGAAGCTCCATTAGGGTATTTATAGCCACTCTCATTATATAAAGAACTTCCTTTTTTAACTATACCTTCAAAAGGATAGTCAGTTGGTGTTGGTTCTGGGTTATCTTCTGGTTGTGGGTTTGCTGGGTTTACTATACATCCTAAATATGGATAGTTACTATTTGTACCCCACCTTCCATTATCATTTGTTCTAGTATAGTTAGCAAAATCAAAATGATTATAGCCACTTTCACTTGTAAGAACAGTATTGCTATCAATTACTTTCTCTACAACAGCTATATGCCCTGCTAATGAACCTTTACCTTCCCATACCATTATTCCACCATTAGTTGGTTCTTGTCTTACTTCTAGTCCTATTTCTTTAGCTCTATTATAAAAGTTTTCTGCATTGCAACAAAGTTGTGGGTATTTCATACCATCATATCCTGTTTCAATAGAATATATCTCATTAAATCTTGCACATCCCCACCCAACACAATTACATAAAACATTTAATCCATCAACAGTAGGTTTCCCTGTTATACACCAAGAATATCCACCGTTTTCTCCATTATTATAGAACTTATTACCTCTATTCGGCAATGTCGTCTGTATCTTGTACATCTACATCTCCTCCTTCAACTAATACTTCATTTACTTCTTCTTCGTTGAAAGTTGTCTGTATATCTTCCATATTCTCATCTCCTTATACTTAATACTTTTGGTTTGAACTCATCGTGTTTTTCTACCATAGGATATCTTGCTACCATCTCTTTAGCAAGTTTATTATATTTAACTATTAGTAGCCATATATTATCATCTATTTTATTCATTTCATTTAATATCTCTACGGTTGGTTTCTTTTTTATATCTTCTTCCATTATTTATCATCCTTCTTATTTGCTTGATATCCTATAAAATATCCAATTACAGAAGTTGCTACTGTTATAAATGCTGACACTATTGTTTTTGCCATATCACTATCTAAAAATCTTACAACTGTATAGCAAAATGCAAATGAAAATGCCAATGTTATTATTAATGTTAGTATGCTTTTAAGTTTCATATTTTCTCCTTTCTAACTCATTTTTATTACTGCTACTATTGCTCCAACTACAACTCCAAGTATAGAAACAGCAACACTTCTCCATAGCCATCTATTGTTATCTTCTATCTTATTTAATCTTCCATCATTATTTTTAACTTTATTTTCAAGTTCTATTACTTTCTCATTTAATCTATCTGCTTTGTCCTCTATTGACTTATAATCCATCTGTTTTAAAGTTGTTTCTATCGCTGTTAATCTTTCTAATACTTCTATTTGAAACTTATTGTTATCCATAACACATACTCCTTTTTATCCACATAAGATAAGTATATCATAAATTAAAAAGTGAAGCAACTTCTCACTTCACTCTCCAACAATATTCTGCTATTCTATCTCTACAATCAAAACTGTCATATATTACTCCATATTTAGAACAAGTTATATGGCCATTCATTGTTATTAATAGAATATTATTTGAATAAATACCTGCTACTTCTCCAACAGTTTTTGGTATATCATATATTCTTTCATATCTATTGTCTAAATAACTAATAATAAAATCTTTATCATCCATCATAGTTCCACTTAATCTTGCTATATTACTTAAATGAATATATGTATCATCCCAAGTATTACCTGTTGCTGTTGAAATAGCTCTAACAGTACAATCATTTTCAAATAGTCCTAGCGAATTGTTATTATGAAACTTATACATACTACATTTGTGCTATTCTTTGTGCTGTTTCTCTTATCATCTGTACTTCTTCTTGACTTTTAGCATCTTCTTTTAACATACGAGCAAAATCTTCCATACTTCTTAACATATATTCTAAGCTTCTTTTGGTATCTTCATTTGCACCGTATCTTTCTTGAGCATCCATATATCTACCATACTGTTCTTCCATTCTTCCTAAATGGTCATATCCACGATATTTCATATCATATCCTCTGCGACCATAATTGTCATATTCTCCATAACTACCGTGTGTAGGTACTCTACCATAATTACCATAATACATATCTTTATCCTCCTTTGTATAGTGTCTTATTTTACTTAATTTATATAAATAATCTAAATTGGTTGTATTTATATCTTCATCTAATATATGCTGTATCTTTTCATTTACTTTTTCAATTAATCTATCTTCCATCATTTACTCCTTTCCTTTAGAAGTATAAGTATTTCATTATTTTGTTTTATTATTGCTTCTAAATAATCTTTGTTTTGATGTTGCAATTCTTGCATTAAATCACTATTGTTATAATCTTTAAATAATATTTCTAAACCCAATGCTTGTAAGAATAGTGATGTTATATCTAATTTATTATTCATTATGCAACTCTTTTAATTGCAATATTTACATTTTTAACAATAGGTATTTCTGTATCAGTTGTTGTTCCATCATAAGTTATACTTGGTACACTTCTTACTGTGATACTTACATTACCTCTCCCACACACTCTTATATATTTTGTTGTAGAAATATTCGTATAAGTTCCAACTGTAACAGGGGTGTCCATTTCAGTTCCTGATAGTTGTGTTCCATCTGCAAATATAGCAAAAGCAACATTACCAGCAGTAGCACTTGTAACATTAGCACCAAAATCTATTTCATAAATACCTCCTGTTACTATATTAAAAGTTGCTTGCCCTTCATTATGGTTTAGCCATCCCCATTGACAATTAGCACTATTAGTTCTTAAATCAGTATCACTAAATGTAATTGCAGAAGTGTTAGAAGTTAATGTTAATTCTTGTTCTTGTAAACTTTGTATCATTTTATCTTTCTCCTCTCATAATTTTGCACTGTTTTTTCAAAATATTGTGCATTTTTTAAAATAAAAGAGATAGAACTATGCCTATCTCTCGTTTTCCCTTTATAGGGAAAGTGTTAGCAAGTTCTCTTATTGAGATTGTCTAAAAGACATTATGCTATACTATTGTATTTCCATAAAATCCATTACCATAAAAGCCATTATATAATCCTACATAAGGACTAGATACTGCATAAGCTGGAATTGGATATGGTCTGACTTGGTTTACTATTGATGTTCCTATACCATTAGCAGTTATAGTATTTTTAAGGTCGTTAACTTGACTTCTTAAATCATCAATAGTGTTTTGGTTAAGAACATCAAGTATCTTTTGTGTGTTTTCAATTCCTTGAGCTTTTAAATCACAGCAACATTTATCCATTGATGCTTGGTTTTGTAATGCAGTAGTTAATAAATTAGTATTTAATTCATTAGTTTGCATTAAAATATCTCTTTGAGTATTACAAGCACTTAATTGATTAGCATATCTGTTTTCTAATATTTCACTTTTAACACCACAGATAGCAGTTGCGTTATCACTAAAGCCATTTGCTAAAGCAGTTAATACAGATTGTGTACCACCATTTACATCTCTTTGCGTAAACTCACTAGAAATATAATCGGTAGTTGCTAAATTGTTGTAGCCATTATTGCCCCAACCACCAAATCCTCCGTTGTTGAATAATAAAGCCAATAATACAATAGCCCATATTCCATCGCCACCAAAGAAGCCATTACCAAATCCATTTCCATACATATATGGATATGCTCCATTAGTTGCTAGTTCTACTGTTGGTTGTATTCCACTATTCATATTATCCTCCTTTCTTTCTTCTTTATATCAAACTCTATTTAGAGTTGATACCATATTGGTTAAGTTGCTCATCAGTTATACCAAAACGATTTGCAAATTGTTGAAATTGTTTCATCTGTTCTGGAGTATAATTACTTGTTACTTGTTTTAATAAATCTTGAGGGTTATTATTACTTTTTCTCATTTCTTCGTATTGGCGAAACACTTGAGGGTTCTTCATTTTTAATTGATTTGTTAGTATATTCATTACTTGGTTCATCAACTATCTTCCTTTCTAGCTCACTAATCTTAGCTTTTAATACTTCTATTTGTACATCTTTCTCATCTTGCTGTATAATCTCATTTAGCTCATAGGTTCTTATTTCTCCCTTAGTATTCTTAATCCATACAATACTCATATCTTTACTGAAATATGGTGTATCTCCTATAACTATATTTTTTTGTACTTCATCCATTGAGTTAGCATATCTAATCACATCATTTGTTGTTGGTGCTAGTTGAAAGTTTTGAGTTATAGGTTGTTGAACTTGTTGCTGTGGTATTTGACTTTTTATTCTTTCTAGCTCTGCTATTTGACTATTTATTCTGTCTATACTCACTTGTGGGTTATAAATATTACTGTACATATTCCCTCCTAAACAAAAAAAGAAAGAAGCCGTGAAATACTGTCTTAAAATATTCACTACTGCTCCTTTCACTTATAAGAATATCAATTATAACTTCTAAAAAAAGGCAATAAAAAAGCAATTAATCTAATAAGATAATTGCTCTTGATACTTGTAAATTGTAATAATCTTTATATAAGTTTTTAATCTTTTTAATCTCATATCCTACTGTTCTCTCACTCATACCTATTTCTGTACTTATCTTAATTATACTTTCTTTCTTTAATAACATATCTAATATCTTTATCTGTTCCTCTGTTAGTTTTACATTTTTAATAAAATCATCATATATAGCTTTTATTCTTAATTTATTTAACATAATATCTCCTTTTGTTTACTTATAATACTTTTATTTTAAGCTGTAAACTGCAATAAATAAGCAATAAAAACAATTAATAACACTTAATAACAAATAATAATATTTAATAACATAAAAAAAAGAACTACATTAGTTCTCTTGTTAATCCAAATATCTTTTTTCTTCTTCTACATATAGTCATCTCACTACAATTATATTCTATTGCTAACTGTCTTACTGTTTTACCATTAATAATATCATTTAATATATTCTTTTCACTCTGCCTTAATATCTTACTAGACATTATATAATTATAAGCTTCTGGCGAATAATCAAAATAATATACATTCCTTTTCATAATATACCTCCCTTTTTAATAGTGGTATATTATAACACATCTTTCTAAGAAAGTAAAGAAAAAAGACAGTTATTAGCTGTCTTATAACTCACTTGGTGTTTTTATATTAGTATAACTACTGAAATTAGTAGCAAACCATTGTTTCTCTGTGTTATCCTTTACTATAATCAAACAAGAAGTTGGTACATTTTGTAACATACTATTTGATACACCAGCAGTACTAAACATAAAACTTCTGGCATCTATTTTAGAAAGCTGACTACAATTAGCAAACATATTATTTATTGCACCACTGCTTGTAACAGATAAGTTTGGCATAAGTATTGTTGTTACTTTTGAACATCCTAAAAATGCATTTGCTGTATTTCCTAAATTAAGGTTTCTCCAATTTGTTAGGTTTATTAATGTAACTTTTGATAAATTTTGAAATGTAGCATATAAATTGAGTAAATTAGAAGCATCAAAATTACTAGTTTCACTAACTATATCTGTATAAGGGCAAGGATTATATATATCTGCCCATATTTTTATTGTTCTTGGGGAATAAGGCTCATTACTAGGTACACTTACATCAGCACTAGCATAACTACTTACATCTATACCGGTACCATTTTGTGTTATACTTATTGTTCCACTTGGTTGAGGTATAGCAGTAGTTACTTCTACACTACTTAATCCATCTTTACCTTGTGTTGGTGTTATTGTAGTTGTTGTATTTGTATCTATTGTTATACTTTTGCTTTCTAAATTAGGTTGAACACTTGTAGTTAGGTTTACTTTTCTTATTCCATTATATCCTGTACTAGGTGTTATCTCACTTTCGCCATTAGTTGTAACTGTTACATCTTTTTCTTCTAATATAGTAGGAGTTCCTCCCCCTGCTTTCTTACCTATAACATAGCTTGTTAAATCCATAATACACCTCCTTTACATTTTTGTCCATTGTTCGTTTTCTAAATCATATATATATACTTCCCCTGTATCTACACATATATAGATAGAACCATTACCGACATTTTCAGTAGGTTTTTCACTAGATAAACCTCTATATTCTACTGTTTTTAATTTTTCTCCATCTACTTCTTCTATTAAATCTGTTTTAATTATTGATATCATATTTATTCCTCCTTTTATTCTATTGTATCATTAATATTAATTTCTTGCAATTTTACTTATATCCTACTACTTTTAATATATAAATATAATTTCCAGAACCATTGTCTGTTATAGTTGACCCATTTGAATAATAGTACTGTCTATTATCATAAAATACTATTTGTTTATTATTAAATGATATTTCAGCAAACTTTACATAATATGTTCCAGAAAATATATGTTCATATCGTAAAGAAGTTACTGCACCATTAAAACCTGCATTTATTTTTTGAGAACCTTTAAATCCCCAACCATCATTAGTCCTATAATATATTTCTATATATGAATAATTAGCAACACTATCGTTAAGTGTTATTGTAGATGCACTTCCTTCACTACTTTCATATAATATATGTGGCAAATATGGTGTTATTGGCTGATTGTTTATTCTATATTCCCCATTTACATTAAAGAAGTTTGTATTGCCATCTTTTCCCCAATTAAATAATGGCAAGTTCTCAAATGTTTCATCTCTTTTGCTTTTATAATTACAATCTGTTGCTATAAATAAATCAAAATATATTCCTTGTGGAAACATCTCTCCTAAATCTATATCAATAGAACTAGCACTACTTTCTGTACCACTATAAAATGTATTACCACTAACAGTATAATCTACTCCTTCTGTTAGTACTACTTGCTCACTCTCATAAGTTATAGGGTTGACATAATTTATGCTTATTTGACCTATACTATTATTCCCTGTACCTATATAAGAATTATCAAAAGTACCAGAAAAAGTAGTTGTCATTAAATCACTTATATTATTCTTTCTAGCTATTGAGAAGTTAATTGTACTTTCTTGTATCCATTTTATTACTATTTTCTGTTTGTTAGCTGGTGTAGGGTCAACGCCGGGTGTTATACCATCTCTACCAAATGATGTAATATCTTCATAAAAATATCCTAATCCACCACTTTCTTTTACATACATACAGAAATAACTACTTGCAGTTAAGCCTCGTATTTCATCTAAAGCTCCAAAATCAAAATCTTCATATAGCCATACCTCATTACCATCACTATCTTGTGTAACTGTATGTGATATACTTAATAAATCAATTTCTTGTGATATATATTGAGGGTCAATATTCATAAATGTTCCTGTACCTGTATATGTAGTCAAGTTACAAACACTAGAAGTGGTAAAATTACCCTTAAATATAATACAAAAATCTACTAATAAAGAACTAGGAGAAGGAGAAATAGGGTCAAGTAAACTATTTAAGCTACCATATAAAGAATATTGCTGTTTATAACCATATCCTTTATCTGTATATCCACCTTCTGTGCTTGTCAAATCTGTACTTTGTTCTCTTACATCTAATAAATTAAATCCATATCGTAAATTGTCAAAATCACTAGGTATATAACTCATAATATAAATAATCCTCCTCCATTACCATAATCTTGTATTCTACTATTTTCGCCTATTACTAAGAACTTTCTTGTTATAAGGTTCTCGCTTCGTACAACACTCTTTCTTAAATCAGTATCATATCCAGAAAATAGTAGTTCTTCATTTTTATCAGTTCTTATTACTTCTAATCCAGCTTCATTTATTGTACTTTCTGTTTCTGCTCCTGTTTTAGCATAGTGCATACCATCTATATCAAATGTACCACTTGCTGTTTCTACAACAGTTACTTTTACTCCATCAACTCCTGTACCATCTACTATTCTTTGTACTTCTGTTTTTGTATAAGTATCTGTTTGTATCTGTCTTACAAGTGTACCTAAATCATTTACATCTGCTACAACCGTTGTAATTGTATTATTCATTCTATCAACAGTTTGTAGTATCATTCTATATCTTTCTTGCTCTCCAACAAGTTTTGTTTCTTGTCTAGCTTCTCCATCTAATGCTACTTCTAGTCCACCAAACCAGCTATTTCCAGAAAAAGTTGCTCCATTAAATTGTACAAATGTTAAGTAGTCATTAGTTCCATCACTTATTTCTATCAAATCCCCTGTTGTTACACCATCAAGTGGACAGTTTTCAGTTCTAAAATTATAAAAAGTAAAATCTTTAATTATATTATATATATGTTCTACATCAGCTTGCTCAGTTATATATACATTATTAGTATCTAAATATAATGTTTCGCCTGTTGTATCTCCATATATCCAAGGACTAGGGTTAACACCATTATCATATACAACTCTAGTTATTTTATGTTCTACACCTAATTTATATTTACTTATATCATCAAAAGTAATACTAGAAGTAGGTGTAGTATTTACTTCTACAAACTCTAGCTTATTGTCGCTACTAATTCTAAAGTTTTTACCATTCAATTCAGCTATATAACCTAAGTAATCTCTAGCCATATATGTATTATTATACCAACTGATTTCTTTATCATCCCCATAGAAGCTACTTATATCAGTGTTTATTCCAGCTTGTGTACATATATCATCTAATATCTCACTTAAATATGCAAAATGTATAGTTTCTTCATCAACTACTTTTGTATGTATCATAATAGAACTAGCATCATATTTGAAGTTGAACTTAGTCATAGCATCTTCTAATTCTAACTTAATTGTGAAATCATCTTCATCATCATAATCAGTTACATATAAAGTTTTTAATGGGTTATTGTTGTCATCCTTTAATTGTACCGTTTGCGGTATATTACTTACAGCAGTTTTTGTTACAACTAATGTATAAGTTTCACATATAGTTGCTCCAAGTTTGAAATTATTAGATACATATATATTACTGTATTTTGTTAATTCTACATAGTTATTAGCATCAATTAATGTACTATCAAAATATATCTTCATTATTGACCACTCACAATCTTAGATTGAACTATATTAAATGATAGCTTTACCCATTGGTTATTTGTATTACTTCCTGAAACAGGGTCATTTCTTACCATTTCTACACTTACCTTAGATACATAACACTCACACTCTAGCCATCCAGAAGTTCCAAATAATGGACTTTTAATCTTAACTTGTAAAGGGTATTGGTTAATTATAGGAAGTATAGTTTCTAAATCACTTTCTGTTATATAATTAAATGTAAAATTACCTTTGAACCATTTACTGCTCAATCTACTTCTAATCAAATTACCATTAGTTATTGAACGATATGAGTTACTGTCTAAATCCTCCCATTCTATTTTATAGGAAGAAGGAGTTATCATATCAACATAACTCCCACTACTTGTTGGTGTTTTTGCTTGCCATAACATTATATAACACTTCCTCCCATTATTCTATTTTGATTTCTTATATAATCTACACTAGCTTTACCTACATCATTACTAGATATAGTTGCAGTAATATTTTTGCTTTGTACAGTTTCTATTAATTCTCTTAATAGTGAGTTAGTTTCATTATTATTACCACCTGTCCATCCTCCACTTACTGCATCTGCTGGAACTACTTGTTCCCCTGCGTGTAGATATGCTAGTCCATCACTTCTAACCAAATCTGTACCAATTTTATAACCACTCAAGCTTCTTAAAAGTTTCTCTAGTTCTTCTTGGAAATAAGTATAAGAAAATCCCACTGCTCCACCTATTAATCCAGCTGGAGATGATTTTACTCTTTCTAAAGCTCTCCTTAATGCTTCTGTTTCTATCTTAACATTTATAGATAAACCTACCTGATATCTACCATTTACCAAGTCATTTAATTTTCTTTTTGCATCTTCTGCTGTTATTCCATAATTTCTTAGTGCTCGTTCGTTATCTTCTATCTTCTTTTGTAAACCAGCAAAATCTCTATTACCTAATACTGATATTGCTGTTCCTAAAGCTCCAGCAACTCCACTTTGAGCTTTCATAACTTCTAAACTATTTTCATTTTCTTGAGAAGTTCTATATATATTTTCTGTCAAATCTACATATTTATATGCTAACTTGCTAATTGTTATTTCATTATCACTAACTGCTTTGTTTTGATATTTTAATAACTCTAAGTAATAAGCTATTTGTTGATTGTTTAATTGACCTCTATTGTAGTATTCTCCATATATTGCAACCAACTCATCTATTCTTTCTGCAGCTTTCTTTGATTGTTTAGCTTTCTCACTTAATTTACCTGTTACAGTAGCAATAGTCATACCTATTCCATCTAAACTGTCATACCATTTTTCGTTATCGTGTATTATATCTGCATTAGCTTCTATTTCATTTTCCAAACTTGCTATATATTTATTTACTTCTATTGTATTTTGTTTATAGCTCTTTGCTGTATTATTATTAGTTTTTACTATTTCGTGGCCTTCTTCTATTGTGTCTTCCCAATTATTCATTGCTTCTACTTCTGCTTTATCTGCTTTCCCAGCATCTTTACCATATTTATATGCAATAAATATTTCAACTGCTAATGTACCTAGTCCTGCTATCCAGCTAAGTGTACTAGATAAACCAAGTAATCCAGCTCCACCTGTACCACCAACTCCAGCAACTCCTAATAATCTTCCTATATTAGTTAGCCATCCAGCTACGGCACTAGCTCCAAATACTAAACCAAAAGCAATTAATACTTTACCAAGCCAATCCCAATTATCCTTTAACCATTTAGAAATATCTTGTAGTCCTTTTACTATACCTTCATCCAAAGGTGGGATTTCTAATAAAGCTGGTCCTTTACTATTGCTATCATTTTGTTGGCTAAGGTTAGTTAATTCATCCATACCACCAAGTGCTTTACTTGTTTTTTGAGCTTGTTTTTGATAGTTCTTTAATGTATTTGCATTAGCTTTTGCTACAAAATCAAAGTTCCATAGTGCTTTTGTTACTACATTTATATAACCTATTAATTTCATAAATATATCTGCTAGAAAATCAATTACAGGCCCAAGTAATGTACCTAAACCATTCCATACAGCTTGTATCTTGTTAGAAAGTTCTTTATTTTGACTTAAATAAGCACTAGAAGCTCTACTTAATATCCTCCATATACTTTGTAAGCCAAATAGTGATAAAGCAAATCTTTTAAGCGACTTAATACCTTTTGTAAACATATTTGATAAGTTATTACTTTTACTACCACCAGAAGCTTCATTAATTCCATTAATTCCTTCTTTTATTTCTTCGGTTTTATTCTTAGCATCCTCAGTATCTTTCTTAGGAAATATTTTACCAATAAAACTACCTATTTTACCAAATACACTATTAGCATCTTCTAAATCTTTCTTCAATATATTAAATTGATTTTCATAATTACTAACAGCTCCAGCAGAACTTTCAAATTGTTTTTCTAGCTGTGCTACTTCTTGTCTTGTTCTATCTAATTCTTTTTGAGTATAAGTTGTACCGTTTGGTCCATAAGTACCACTTTCAGTAGGCATTAAGCTTAGTTTCTTTTGAGCTTTTTGTAGTGCTTCATAATCTTGCTTTGCTTTCTCAAAAGCTTCATTATTTTTCTTAGAAAAGAAATCTAATTCCTCTCTAGCTTTCTTTGTATCTATATTAATTCCTGTTGTTAATTGTCTTTTTGCTCTGTTAGAAAAATCGCCCATATAATTTTTTGCTTCATTGATTTTGTTTCTGAACTTATCTAACATTAATACGAGTTCTACTCCATAAGTTTCTTTATCCATAAACTAGCCTCCCTTCTTTTGTTTTTCATATCTCTTTTTTAACCAATTAGGCATCTTATAAGATTTTTTAGGTGGAAATAACTCTGGAAGTGCTTCTTCTGGAGTTCTTTTCATCTTACCTACAAGTGCTTGGTTCATCAATACCTTATCTCTAAATAAGAAATAAGCCAATCCTTTATTTACTTGTTCTATACTATTACGAAGTTCCCTTATTGTCATTTCATATAATTCGCCATACTTATAACCTCTTTGTAATAATACATCATAAAAAATTAGTATTGTATCTGTTATTTTGTTGTCTTCGCTGTTTTCTTGATTTCTTCTTTGACTTCCTTCATTGCCTTTAGGTCGTCTTTCTTCATAAAACCCGATACAACCAATGCCTCCATTATAATTTCACTAATAATAGTTTCTAATGTATATCCAGCATCAATTAATTCATCATATAAGTTAGAAGCATCTTCTATATCAAAATTACTTTGTGAGCTTCTGCACATATATCTTAATAAAGTTAATACGGTTGTTATTGATAAGTTACTGAAAAAATCAGTTATTGATTTTCCTGTTTCTTTCTCAATTACCATACAATCATTTGAAGTTAATCTAAACTTCACAGTTCTTCCATTTAATTCTAATTCATAATATTTCATTTGTATTTCCTCCTCTTATTAAAAAAAGGTATGGTGCTTCCTATCTCACACCACACCCCTATATAATTTTTTATAAACTTGTTGGAATAGTTTTTTCTGGTTCTCCAATAGGTGCTAGCGTCATACTGAAACCTATTAAATCTCCATATTCCCCACCTTGTATTGCAGTAGTTGCTTTACTTCTAAATGAAATTACTACTCCATTTGATAAAGTAAGTTTCCAATAATAAATATCGCCACTGTCTTCAATATCACAAGCTTTTTTATAGTTACTTTCTGCACTAGGGTCCTCCATATTGAACTCAAATGTATATTTTTGTACATCTTGTAATCCTAGTATAGAAGTTTTATATTTTTGATTGTCTAATGTTGTTGTTTCTATATCATCTGGCTCACTACCAATATCTGGTACTACTCTTAGTCCATATAATCTAGTATATGTACCTGTTGATGTTGTTGCATATTCTAGCTTTGTTTGGCTATATGCGTGGTAGTTCTTAGTATCTTCTTCCATTTTATTCCCTCCTTTATATTAATCCTTTATTTATCTCATTATACATACATTCGCCTCTAACTTGTATCTTTCTTATACCATCTATAATTGATACATCATTAAAATCTGTATGTATATTTAACTCTTTTAATTTTTCTTTTATTTCATCAGCAATATTATCCACTATCTGTAAAGTGTTTTCTGTGTCATTTTGAAGTCGTTTTATATATCCTAGTAGTATTACTCTATAAGTGTAGTTTTTGTCAGTATCAGCTCCATTATAAGCTTTTTGAAGTGTATAACTGAAATAAGTAGTATCTTTCTCCAATACATCATCGGGTATCTCTGTTGTTACTTCTAAATCTTGTATTTCCTCTAATTTCTGTTGAAATAGTGTTCTTAACTCATCCATTAAAAACTCCTCCTTAAAGCTTCCCTAATTCTTTTTTTATATCTATACTTATTTGCTTCCAAAGCTGGAATAAAATGTGGTATAGCTACTGAACCGGGGTGCTGTACTCTAGTTGCAAATACATCTTTACCATTCATTAAAAAATGTAGTGCTTTTACATTCACAGGTTCTATTATATGTGGACTTGTACCTGTTTCTAATAAATATCCTAAATTGTACTCTTTTCCTTTAGATGATATTACTTTTGCATCTGTATATATCTTAGTAGTTATTGTAGTACCTTCTACTTCGGTATTACTTACTTTTATTGTATCTGCATATCTTCCTGTACTCTTAGGAGCAAGCTTTCTAACATCAAACCCGATATCCCAAGCTGTTTCTCGCTGTGCTTCAATTACATTCTTAACTACTCTTTTTTCTAAAGTGTCAAATCTTTCTATTAATCTATTAATATCTTTCATAATGAAATATTGCCTTTTATAGTTCCTATTCGCTCAATAACAATTCCATTTTCTTTTACAGAGTTAATTTTGTAAAGGACAGGGCCGATTTCTATATAATATAAACTTATATTATCATCTGTATTGTCCACTTTGCCCGACAAGATAAGATGAAGCTCATTTAATGCATCGCTTATGCTCAGCATTTT